CTGGCCAAGGGGTTAGGTCGTCTGGGCTTTTATACGCCAAGGGACCAATGTGGATTACTTTAGCTACTGTTTCGTTAAAACGTAACGTCTGTTTGGTTTCATCAACTAGGATGATACCGCCTTTACTTGTTGTCTTTTCCCGGCGTAATTGCACCAGTACTCTGTCTCCAAGGATTTCTACGCCTGGGTCTACGTCTGGAAAGCACTCCTGCTCTGAACGTAAATCTGGCTCGTCTTTACTATTAAAATCAATCACCTTACGGTAACCTTTCTAAACTCTTACGAGTTATCTTCGTCATCCTCTGTCAAAATTTCATTGATAATATCTAAGGTTAATTGCAATCCTTGGATAGTTCCAACACTTTGTTTGTAATCATCAAATGAATTGATGTTACTTCCCGCGGTGACAGCTTCCGCTTGATCTTTTATCTCAGTCTGTACACGACCGATGATCTCGCCAATAATGTCTTTCATATTTTCACTAATACGCAGGACGGAATCAATCCGCCCCAAATATTAATAAAAGTTGCCGCCGCCAATATCTTTTAGGTTTTTACCTGGCCCAACTTTGCTTGAACGGGCTGGTTTGCCTTTAACGGCGTTGTTTGCGCGCTTAGAGCCTGATGGTCCATTGTCTAATTTACACTCCGGGCCGCCGCCGCTGGATGATTTACCGGTTTCTTGGTACGTTTGACGAAAGCCTTTTTGATCGGCCATATTATACTCCTGTAGTGGGTTTTGGGGTTGCTTGCTGCTCTAACGCTTGTTGGTGCGCTTGATCGTTTTGTTGCAATGTTGACGATAGGTCTAAACCAGTTTGTAGTGCTTGGTTTTGTGCCTGCGCGTTCTGTTGCATCATCTGTTGTTCGTACTGCTGCTGTGCCAGCGCTGCTTCTTTTTGTTGTGCTGCTTGTTCTGCTACCATAGCGGCTTGGGTCTGGAACGCTTGTTGCTCAATTGCTAATCCGTGTTTACGAATTTCAGCGTCTGATGCCTCGATAGCGTCCATTGCTGATAGTGCCTGCTCGTGCTCTAACTTGGCCTGTTGCTGGCTCATCTGTACACCGGCGTTGATCATCGCGACGCGCTCTTTTGCTGCGTTGTTGATGTTTGCCATGGCAATATCGGTGGCGTTGCGCTGATTGTCGATATTGGTCTGTGTTGTGTACTTGGCCTGCAACTCGGCAACTTGCTGCTGCAACTGGGCCACCTTGATCTGGTAGTCCTGTTGCGATTTCTGCATGTCGCCTTGCATTTTGAGCTGGGCTTCTTGCGTCTTGCGCTCTGTCTCTGCCATCTGAGTCTTGACAATTGCTGCGGCTGTTGGGTCGCCCATAGCTGCTGATTGTTGTTGTGCCTCTTTTGCTTTTTGTACTTTTTGGGCCAGCGCTTGGATTTGCTGTACGTATGGCCCCATAGACTCTTTGGAGTCTTGGTCCACCAGCTGTGAGGCCAATGCAAGTGCTTGCTGGGCTTGTTGGTCCAGTGGCTTTTCTTGGTGCAGCTGAAGGACGTCCTCACCACCAGAGGCCTTAGCGACGTAAGAGCGCATAGACTGCAGGTAGTGCAGCGTTAAGTGCTGCTTAATGTGCTCAAGCGCGTGCGGCGCGAAGGTTGGTCCAATTACTGGGTTGCCGCCGTAGGCTGGATTGTTTGCGTACTCTAGGTGGATCTTAATGTGCGCAATGTGATCCTGATCGGGATAGGCGGCAGCGGGTCGTCCCATCGTCATAGAGACGTTCTCTAATGCCGGATTGGATTCGTTGGCGCCTAATGGGTTTGGCAATACTTCTTCTAGCTCAGGAACTTTGAGTTGTTTTAGTACGCGCTTGTATACAGCGCGCAAGTCAAACATTCCCGGAGGAGCGGAGGTTGCCATCTGAATTAACGCCTGGTTTTGTGCTAGGCGTTGTGTTTCAGAGAATATGTTTGGATCTGATACAGGACGGATGTCGTTGTTGTACGCAAAGTCGCGCACTTCAATTTCTTCACCGGACTGGTTGTCCATCTCTGCCAAGTACCAATGGTTTAGGCGTGAGATAATCTTAAGGGACATTGCCTGACTGCGATGCAGTCTAGCGTGGATAGATGAGTAGACCTTAGCGCCCTGCTCGATCAGAGCCTGTGTGGTGCCTACCGGTGTGTTGCTGTTAGCGTCTGCAATCTTCTCTTCGGACGTAGTTACTACGCCCTTAGCCTGCGCTGTTAGCCAACCCATGAGCTCCATCAAAACGGAAGACGGTGGGTTAAACGGCATCGGCATAGCAATCTGACGGATGTCCGTCACGCCGGGTCCTGCCTCTACTTCAATTACTTGTGTGGGCTCAATTCGGTCACTCTGGCCACTAACTCGTCCAGTTTTGAGCTTAAGCATCGTCTGAGAGTTGTTGATATGAGCAGCATCAAGCAGAGCACGTAAAGAACCAGTAAGAGCAGCGCTGAGCCCACCAATAAGATGGGGGAGGCCAATAGCATAAGCACCACGCCAAGGAATGAACTTGAACTCGACGTACCAATCCAGTTTCGTGAGTTTTTCATCGTTGCATTCCCAGTTGCGTCGTAGTGAGAGTACCTTAGAAGATGACTCGTCAATTGTTAAAATGTATGGTGCGCGTTTGCCATCTGTCTCTGGATCTTCTTCCAGTCGCATGAAGCAGGTGATCTCGTAGACGCGGCGCAATCCATCAATGTTCTTGGACGGCTCGTCTTTGCCTTCAATCTTGTTGTTTGCTTTTTCAGATTGAGTTTGATCTGTTAGCGGCGCGTCAGAAGTGTACTGGCTGTCAATGTCGCGATAGATACCAGCCTCAATGCGCTGCTGGTACGTGTCTTCTGTAATGTCTTGTTGCTCTGTTACACGCTGTGACGTGTAAAAGTTGGTTGTAGAGTACGGCAGAATGATGTTGTCAATTGGCACCCACTCGCACGTTGGGCGAGCTTGCTCTTCGTCAAATCGCCACTTAAGGAACTGTGAACCACCAAGCGGCAACTGAGTGAGCAGTTGCTCCATCTCGTCGCGGTACTCAGCAATTTGTTCAGACAGCTGCCAGTTAAGGAAATTAACCTTGCGCTCGGCTACTGCTTGTTTTTGTTTTCCGTCTTCGCCTCGGATGTTTGACTTGACGATTCCGTCTGAGGGGAGGAGTTCTTTGCTTGAGGACGCTGCGAAGTCGACGCAGGCTTCTGCCATAACGGGGTGGACAACTTTAGAAGCACCATCGAAAGTAGCCCCACCAGGAGCGTCCTTACCAAGACCAGTGCGGCGTAGACCCTCTTCGTACTGTTTGTCTCTTTGCTTTCGCGCTTCTTTATCAACATCAATGTAGTCCAAGTATTCGGTGGCTAGGTTGTCTAGTTCACTTTCGTCGAACTCATCTGCTAAGTTAGCATAAAATTCTGGGTTTTTAAGCGGGCTGTTTTTTTCAACGTAGTTTACTACTACCGAGCCGTCTTCAAGTTCAATTACTTCTTCTTCTACTTCGGTTGGGTCTAAGCCAAGCTCTTCTTCGTACGCCTGCATGTCAGCGTCTTGCTGAGTCGCCTCTTCAATATCTTGCTCTCGGTCAAGACCGGGCAAGTTGCCGCCAATTTGCATCGGGAGTTGTGGTTGTGCCATAGATTTTTTTATGTTTTGCTGAAAAAGCAGCAATTAGGAATGGGGTGGGCTAGAATATGCCCTTATTTTAACTAATACGCTATTTAGAGGTATTCCGCCCTACTGGGCGTACGGGTTGGCGTATTTCTTCCTGGAGATGTCGTCAGAGTAGTCGTAGTCGCGTGAAGGCAATGGATCAAGCTGCAGCCAGCCTTGGTCACGCAAGTTGCGTAGTGCCTGTGACAGTGCGTCTACGTAGTCGTCGTGGCCCTTAGCCTCTGGAAACGAGCACACCTGACGCAAGAAACGTTTTGCCCACTCTGCAAACTCACCCTTTTTGGCCGGGTCTTCCGGAATGTATACCTTTCCTTTGACAACCAAGGGCGCGACAATGTTAAGTCGTTGAATCTTGTCGGCACGCCCGGGATTGTATCCTTGGACCGGCACGCCGGCGCCTTGGAGCTCTTGGATCAGCGAGATACCGGCGGACTTGTCCTCCATGAGGATAAGGTCTGCCTTGCGGCCTTTGCCAAACTCGTTATCTGCTCCGTAGACTACCTCCTTGAAATCATTAACAACTTTACGGCGCAGCTCTGGGTAGGAGAGGTGCTCATCCCAGGCGTCAAGAAGCATGGCGCACATGCCGCCGTCCACCTCTTCAAATATTCCCCATACCTCGCACGCCGTCGGGTCGTTAACCGTCTTCTCAGAGGTCGCCGGGTCATACGAGGCAAGCACGTACTCCAAGGTTGGAGTGGGCTTGTTGGCGGGCCACATCTTAAAGTGCTTGCGCTTGATGATGCCGCTAGACTCTGGGTCCAGGATCTCTCCGTAGATCTCTTGCCGGCCCATGTCGGTGCCGTCGTACGTCTCAAGCTGCTTAAAGAACGTCTCAGAGAGGTTTTCGCGGTTGTCGTACGACGACGCGTTGACCATGTACACGTCGCCACCAATCTTACCCTCTGCTAAGTCTACAATTGTTTCTCGTGGCTTAGGTGTGGTGGTAATAATCTGCTGCACGCGAGGGAGCCGGGGGTCTTTAAGACGGAGGGTAAACTGTACTCCGTCGTAGGCCTCGTCGAGGTAATCAAACGCACACAGCTCGTCGAACCAGGCTCCGTGGTATTGCTTGCCGCGGTAGCGCTCTGGCTCTGAGGCGGGAATGCCTTGGATGATCGACCCGTTGACGAGCGTAATTTCAAAGAGGGACTTGTTGTAGTCTCGTATAAGTGACGAGGGGATGATATTAAGAAGTCCGGAGTCTCCCTCAAAACAAGTTGCACGTATATCATTTGAGGTAGGGGCTGTGACCAACCATCGGGTGTTGTCATACAGCCAAGCACGAATGCCAATCCAATGAGAGGCCGTGTGAGTCTTGCCCGATCCGCGACCGGCAAGCATAAGGAAGGTGTCATATTCTCCATCGTCTGGTTCTCTTTGGTGTGGCAGCGCCTGTAGGCTCCACTTAATCTGCCACAGTGCCGCCTCTAGCTCTTGTTTAGGCCAGTGTTGCCGCTCGGCGGCAAATTTAGTAAATGTTTGTTCTTGTTGTGTGGTTAACTGCATGCTATAAACCCTTCCCCGACCAAAAAGCTGTTGTCTGGCCCGTCTGTCTCGATGTGCACGCAGCCTTGAGACTTTATTTCGTACACGTCAGTGATAAGGCGCCAGTGTTGGCGTACTTTTATGGGCTTTGGCGTTTGGTTTCCCAGTAAAACGTGCTTTGTCGTGATAAACAGGTTAAATTCTTTAAGGTCTTCTCGGTAATGTAGCGCGGTTTTAGCTCCAAGAGACTCGGCAAGGTACTGAATCTGCTTTACGTGGGTTTTATTTTTAGATGTAAACCGAAACCTATTTAACTTTTGGTTATATAGGCCACGTTTGGCGTGCATAACGCCGCTTAGCAGTTCCAACCGTTGTTCCGCGGAGGAAAGTAGGTAGTTGTTGGGGATGCTGGTTGGGGTGTCTGGCAGTAAGTGGGCCTTGATTGACGGATTAACCACGTACGTGTTGCGGTTATTAACCAAGTGCCACTTTTCAGTGAGGCTGTAGCCGGCGTCTTTGAACTTTTCCAGTACGGTGTCGTGGGTGTCGGGCATGGTTGTCACCATTCCGTCCTTGCGGTGGTTAAAAAACCAAAAGCCAAACACAAACGGCGGCACTGGGAGGTCTTTGTGGGGGAGTTGCAGGGATCCTGCGGTGGGGACGGAGTACTCAAACCGGTTTCGGTCTTTGGTCAGCGGGTTGCTGGCCAACTGCTCTACGGAAGTAGAACGTAGCGGACGGCGAAACTGTCGCGTGCCGACGTACTCGTTGGCTCGGTTGCGGTACTTTTTGTTTTCCAGGGGGAGATGGAGGTGCTCGTCGCCGGCGACGGTTAGCCCGTCCATAAGCTGGACCTCGTAGCACTTCTGTGCTCGGTATTGCTGGATCAGTTTGATTGTTACGGGCTGGCCAAGTCGGTCAAACACCACGTCGCCTTCTACAAGGTCGTAAGCAAACTTCCAGTAGTCAAGAGTTAACACTCTTTCTGTTGCTAGTATCGCCATAAAAATTATCTAAGACCCAACGGTCTAACCATTTCCCCAAAGGATTGCGGATGTTGTTCTGGACCTTGACCGGCAGGCGCTGGATGTTAAGCGCGTCTTCAGATAGCTTAAGACGAAACTCAATGTACTTTTGGGTTTCGCGGTCCAGTATCTCAATCGGCACGTCTGCTTGGTCAAAGTTGTACAAGTCGCATACCAGTATCCGCAAGCCTGTTAACTTGCCGGCGGGGCTTTCCAGCACGCCTTGGATTTGATACACGTATTTGTTCATACTTCCACTAATACGCAAATTATATTAAAACATCCTTTATTACTAAAAGTTATGTTAAAGTATTTTTATATAACTAAAAGTTTGGTTTGACAGGGTTGGCACCCTTGGCAGTCTTTTTTCCAACTCAGGCGCTCCTCATCAATTTACTTTTTTTTAAAAAAAAATAAAAAATGAAAAGAAGACTGCCTAGTGTGCCACGACACACGTAAGTTGTTGATTTTAAAAGAAAGGGACCCCTAGAAGACTGCCACAAAGACTGCCACAAGACTGCCACGTGACAGGGAACGAGGAAAAACTAAGGGTTTACCCTAATAGGGTTTACCCTATATTACAAAAAATTATATAACAAAAAGTAATATAGAACCGGCAAACTATACAAATTCGGTCTTTAGCATGGGGCCACCGCCCAGGCCAGGCCGCGCAAAATGGGTGGTCGACATATCAAAAAGGGACCCTCGTTTCATAATGCGGAATGGTATCTCACTATGTGAAACGCAGGTAGCTCAGCCAGTGAGCCACTCACCCAGTGCGCACTAACATAGGTAGCTCAGCCAATGAGCCAGCGCCCCAGTGTGCACTAACATCCTGCGTACCACATTGTGGTATCCGCGCCCAGCACCCTGTCAGCCGAGCAGGGTGGTCTAAGTTAGTACACACTAACATGGGCGATGCGCTAAGTTAGTAGTCACTAACATAGGCGAAGTGAGCACTTACACACATTGGTGCGTTGCAATAATGGTGCAGTGCAACATGGCTGTTAGGGTAAACACCTATTGACGGATTGGAGGGCTGGAAAGGGGGCGCCACGCTGTTTGGCTGTGAGCTGGGGTGAGTGTATTAAGCACACTGCGATCGTGCCGTGGTGGAGGTGGGGTGCGTGCCTATTGGGCTCGGTGGCGATGCGCGTGCGAGGGCTGGCGTGCAGGGTGGGCGAGATGTTGTGTTTAAACACGGAGACTGCGACCCCAGCTAATAACCACACAACACAGTCAAGTAATACAAAATAATCGTACGTGCTTTTTAAAAGGTCACTATAATCAAGGCTGTTGTTAGGCAGTCTTGGTCGCAGTAGTGAGTAGTCGGGATGACTACAATACGCAGACTGATTGCTACGATTAGCGCCACGATACAGCGCTCGAGGTGACTAAGTACCAGCCTCGTAAAACGTGTGGCAGACCTAGGATATAGAAACAGACCTAGTGAAGAGTTACCCACGGCATAGGCTGTTGCAACAGTGGGCAGATAGTAATGCTCAGAGTGCCTTGTATCAGGGCGCTCGAGGCAGTACTAACTAACTAGGAGAACCACCATGAACAGAGAAAGCAACATCAATATCGTATTGGCATCCATTTTAGATAATCCAAGTGATGACTACAACGAGGGGCTGGTGCGTGAGGCAGTGCGTACATATCTTAATAATTTCACCGACTCTGAATTAGAGTCAGAGATTACTGAGCGTAAAGAAAACGGCAGATAGTAATGCTCAGAGCGCCTTGTATCAGGGCGCTCGAGGCAGTACTAACCGAAGGAGATACACATGGCATCATTAACTCAAACACGTGGGCACTGCCAACGTTGTGGAAACCAACAGGCAGTACGTCACGGCATCTCAGCCCACGGCTACACCGTAGCTAACGGCTGGTTCCAAGGGGTGTGCACAGGCCATCGCTACGCACCACTGGAGAAGAGTCGAGAGACTACCGACCGCATGATCGTTGACGTGCTCGAGCAGGCCAAGGCACTGCGCATCAAGGCAGACGAGACACTGGCAGGCAAGCACGACCCAGTAGAGTACGACACAGGAATGCGCAATCGTATTGACGGCAAGTTTGTACCGACGATGGCGCTGTTCGCTGAGGCACCTGAGTACAAACAGCAAGACATCCGCAAATCATTAGCGTGGAATATGACCCAGCGTGCCAAAGCTGGTGAGGACTTCGCCAAGTTTATGAGCGCACTGGCCGACAAGGTGCACGGCACTGAGCTGGCAGTAGTAGTCAAACCCCAGCCAGCTGAGCGCATTCAGGCTGGTGACAAACGCATCAACAGCAAGGGTTTAGTAATGACGGCAGTGCGCCAAGATGGTCAGCGCCTGCACTTCAAGTACGAGCGTGCAGACGGTAAGGTGCTCATTAGCTGGATGTCACCACGGTCTTGGAGGACGTTGCAAGTAGCATAGGTCGAAACAGCCTCACGGCTGTATGAGCGTTAGGCGCTCACTGACGATGACCAATAGGAGAATTTATGACACAATACGAGGCAGTAGGACTGGCAGAGGGTTTCATTGAGGCAGACAGCGAAGAGCAGGTCATCGAGGCGTGGCAGTACCTGCACGACACTCGCATAGGGTACCAGCTCCAAGGTTTCTTTGGACGTACTCTCAACCAATTACTAGAAGAGGGCATCATACAATGAACAACAAAGAAAAGCAGGCAGTAATCGAAAAGGCACGTGAGCTCATCCGCTCAGTGTGGACTGATGACCTCGACCAAGAGACCCAGCGTGAGATCCAGCGCATTTATGACGACCTGCAATACGTTTTTGACGAGGAGTAATTATGTACGAACGTAAATCAATAGCAATACTGTGGTGGGAAGGTGACCTACTTAGCCAGCCACGCTGGGCACTGCATACCAAGGTAACGTGGTCTGAGTACCAGCAGTATGCCAAGACAGTGACTGGCGAGGGCAAGAGCTGGAAGGCGGTGCTGATATGATCACCACAGGCAAAACAGAGTACAGCGTGCAGTTAAGCTGGAAGACATACGA